GTCAAGGTCGAAGCATTATTGGTTGAACATAAACCGAATTGGGCACCACGTGTGATATTCAAAGGATCTGACGTTTACAATGCTATTTCTGGGCCCATTTTTAATGAGCTCATGAGGCGTTTGGATCATTGCTTTGAACGTATGGACGGCCTTTATCGGTTTCATAGTTCGTATCGCAAAACACCATGTGAGTATGTACCTATGATTGAGTCTAGAAATAATGAAAATGAGTTTTATTTAGAAGCTGATTTTTCGTCAAACGATAAGTTTCAATGCAGTGACGTACAGTTGCTTGAGGTTTCTATGATGCGTGTTTTGGGTTGTCCTGAATGGTTCATCAGATTACATCTGAAGAGCAATTCTTTTACAGTTCGCAATTCAAAACACGGCATTAAGGCTGACCTCAAGTATCAATTACCAACTGGTGCTACGGATACTACATTTCGTAACACTTTTTGGAACGCTTGCATTTTGTATTCTTTTCTTATGAAGGTAAAACCAGTTTCTTGTGACGCTTTGCTTTTAGGTGATGATATGCTAGCACGGATCACAGGTCGAGTTAGGTATGCGCAGAAAACATATACTTCCATTGCGGCGCAAGCGCAAATGGAAGCCACTGTCATACGTCACGATAACCTGTGGACCGCCACATTTCTTAGTCGTTTCTTTATTCCTTCCATTAACAAGCACCTCACGGTCCCCATTTTGGGTAAAGCTCTTGGAAGGTTTAATATGAGAGCGAATAGGAATCAAGCTGTTAGCGACGATTTGTACATGGCTTGCAAATCCGTCGGTTACGCCTATGAGTTTCGTTATTTACCTACAATTCGCGACATTTTTCTTGAAAGATTTAAACATCATTTTCCTCTTGCAGTAGCAAAAAACCTGAAAGGGGATTATGACGTTGAAGTTTCCTGGAATGCAAAAGCGGCCGGAGTTACGCTCCGCAATATTACTAAGAAGATCGTTGTCGATACGGTCCTTAGTGATTGTGATTTTAACGCTTTTTGTATTGAAAGGTATTCTTTGATGGCTTCTGATGTTTACGATCTTTTTAGGGATGTCGTTCTCAATACTAGTTGCATTGATATTGATGGAATTATGGTTCAGAAACTAGCTAAGGACTTTTTGAATTAGCTGGTTGTCAAGTTACCTGGATAAGTAGTTTGGCAATCGTGTCTCTGGACCGTAATCCACCAATAGCTGTCATGGCAAAA